CCGCCTGAACGGGGCTGCCGTCGCCGCGCGATGATCGGAGAGCGAAGAGGATCGCAGCAGGGCCGAGGCGACGCCAATCGCGGCATGAAGCGCCGTCGTGACCAGACCGCCGAGCAGATCGGTCTTTTCGATGAAGTCGAAAGACAGGTCGATGACGTTCGACATTCCATCGCGCTCGCGCCATTCAAGCCGCATGAGCGACACGCGAAAGAGCCCGACCGTAGGATGAACCAGCACGCCAGGCCCCTCGATTTCCGCAGCGCGCACCAGCAAGTCACGCTGGGCATAACAGGCAGGCCCCACCAGCAGGCCGGAGACGTGATACTGGCGGCCCTGCTTGCCCATATCCTCAACCCAGACGCCATCTCGCCACGGATAGGCATGTACAGCCGTATTGCGCCCCGCTTGCCCGCCACTGCCCATGACGGCAAACGGAATGCCCCTGAACGAGCATTGCAGATACTGAGCCGCAACGCGGCGCAACGAGCCAGACATGACAATTCCCTGCGTCTGAAATGACAAAGGCCCGCGTGATGCGGGCCTTTGCTACGGTCGGTGATGGTGAAACGGATCCTCGAGGCAACCGCTCCCGAAAAGCGTCGGATCTAATACCCCGTCGACGTGGCAGTCGGTCCATGGCTCGCGAGGTGCGAACCTTCGAGATCTGCACGTCAGGTGACGAGCTGGTGGCCTTCATCTTTGTGCCGTCCGGCGCGTTTTTGTGGTCGATCTCGATTTTGACCGAAGACTGCGCCGCTGCAGGTGCCCTGAGCCCACTGATCTGGTTCTGACCCCAATCGGCATTGCCGGGGCTGGCCTGTGGTGCAGGAGCCTCGGCAGCTTGCTGATCGGGCGCGCTGAAACTTCCCCTGATCCGGGCAAGCGTGTCGTGCCCCCAGGCTGCGAAGCTGTTCGAGCCGTAGCGGTCGCGTTCTTCAAGACGACGCTGCCAGAGCGTGGCGTCTCTGGCCGTTGCCGATGCCTCGCCAAGTGTGTCCTGCGGGCGGGCATAATAGAGCGAGGCCGCTGCCCCGGCTTCCGCCGCCGTTCTGGACTCACGCAGGCGATCACCGGCCTTTTTCTCGGTGTGGTTCAGCTCCCAGTCTGAAAACTGAAGCTGCTCTTCGAAAGTCGAGTTTCGGATGTTATGGCCGAACTGCCTTTCGAAATCCGCCTGTCGCGCCGGATGCCATTGGGCAATGCCGTAGGCCTTGCCGCCATCCCCTTCAGCATTGACGTTAAATCCGCTTTCCCGGCTGAGACGCGCCACCAGGCCCGAGGCCTCGGCAGAGCTGCGCCCGTGCTCAGTGTAATATTTATAAGCCTGATAGGCATAAGGCAGGTCGGTGCCGAGCCTGTGGTCGATATTGGCGCTGATCTTCTGTGACGCGTGTTGCCAGCCCAGAGCATCGGCGCCCTGTTGAGCGCCTTCCGCCAGCACACCGGCAAGGCCGAGATATCCCGCCCCACGCGCCACCTTGCGCAGGATGCCGCTTTTCTTACCCGCAGAGGCAACCGGGTTTGCCGCAGCATTGGCGGCCTCGGCTGCAGCGGTGACTTTCTGAAAAGCGCGGTAGATCGACAGAACACTTGCCGCAAAGGCCGCGAGCCCGGCCAGGGCAGGGGCAGCATAAAGCGCACCGACGACAATGCCGACGTCAATGGCGGCCTGTCTCCAGCCGCCCAGCGTGTCGACAATCTTGCCGATCTTGCCGGTGATTTCGTCCCAGCCGCCATCCTGCAGCCATTTCACGACCCGCCCGACCGCATCGGCAACCTGATCGAAGATCCTGCCGATGCGCAGGGCAATCCATTCGCGGTTTTCTGCAATCCAGCCTGACATCGCATCGATGACAGTCCGCACTCTGGGTTCAATGGCCTGAGCAATGCTGAAGCCGAGCCCTTCACCCGCCAGAGCCAGCCCCGTGAAAGAGCGCTGCAAATTGGCGGCAGCGTCGGCCCCTTTCTGGTTATTGACGCCATAGCGTTCCGACAGGCGAATATTGGCCTGATAGTCTTTCTCGGTCTGCTGCAGGATCGGCAGCAGGCCAGCCGCCGCACCGCCAAAAAGCTTCTGCGCGGCGACGGCCTGAGCTGCAGGGTTTTTGATGCCACGCAGACGCTTGATGAGCCGGTCGAAAAGCTCTTCCGGCTTCATCTGTTCGACCTGCTTCAGGCTGGCCCCGGTGCCCTTGAACAGCGCCTGGAACGTGGCCTGAGCTTCAGGCGCAAAACCATGCGCCATTTCCCATTGTGTTTGTGAGAGCGATTGCAGCGCGCCTGAGACGGCCTCGCCCGTGCCGCCTGAGAGCCGCGCGGCATTTTGAAGCTTGGCCAGCCGATCGGGCGCAATGCCGATTGCGTGCGAGGTGGTGCGGATCTCGGTGCCCATCTTCGCCCAGGCACTGGCCAGACGATAAACACCCGCAACCGAAGTTGCCCCCGTGATCGTGCCGAGAACCGGCGCAATCTGACCGATGGAGCGAAAGGCCGAGACACCTTCACGCGCGACGCTAGACAGGCCGCCGCGCAGCCGCGTGAGCCCGCTGACCTGTGAGAAGCGTTGCAGGGCGCCAAAAGTGCGACGAGCAGGCACCTGCATATGTGCCAGACGGCTATTGATGCGCTCCAGCGTCGAGCTGGCTCGATCCTGCGCCGTGATGGCAACGCTAACGCTTTTCCCTGCCACGTTTGGCTTCCTTTGCTCGTCGGTCGCAGATCCGGCGCGCGTCTTCAGCCGCGCGCCAGAGCTCTGCCCCGGTCAGGTTCTCGCATTCGGTGCGTGTCCAGCCCGGAAAGACCTCGGTCAGGTCTGCGCCGAGCTGCTCCCAGTTTGCGGGCCAGGAATAAAAAAACCGGTGCAGTAATCAGCCGCACGGGCAAAGAGACTGATCGGCATTTTGAGAATGGCCGCGTCAGGCCATTTGCTTATGCTCGAAACAAGCTGCATCTCGCCGCGCATATAGGCGGTAACGTTGCCCTTGCCCTGTGCCACCTTGAACACCCGGCGCTCTGCCACACTCGGCTCACGCAGGGTCATGTCACGCCACAGGCTGTTCACGGCCTCGATCTCGCGCTTGGCAAAGAGCACACGCTCGTCGTCATAGCTTGGGGCCTCATCGGGTTGGCGACGGGCCTTTTCCTCGAAATCGGTCACGAAGATGATCGCCTCATCGAGCTTGCGTGAGGGCAGGGCATGGAGCGCCGTCAGGGGCCAGCCCGAGACGCGGGCGACAAGATCGATCTGCGAGTCATAGACCGTCTCCTGCGTCGGACGGTTGCCGATCTTCTTCGACGCTTCGAGCACATGGAACACGCAGGGCTCTGACAGCTCGAGGCGGGAATACTCATTCCCCTTGACCGAAATGGCGGGCTCGAAAGTAAGGACGAGACGCCCTTCATCCGACGTCTCGTTTTCCTGTGCAGCATCCGCCAGGGCGGCCATGACTTCGGCATCTGTGGGGGTGTTCATCCGACGGTATCCTCTGTCACGATGTCGCTCTCGACGTGCAGTTCGAACGTGCCTTCCTGCGTGTTGACCGTGATCTCACCGGTCTGCCAGCCAGCGACGACGGTAATGATCTTGCCGTTTGCCTGTTCCAGCGTGATGTCGAGCCCGCTCGCGCCCTGAAAATTGGACGTGGCACGGTCGCGACGGTCACGAAGGGTGGCCTGAAAAAAGCCCTGTTGGGGCATTCTGCCAAAGCCCTCAGTCGCAGACTGTCCTTTGAGGGTTTCATTGGCAAACCCCGTGGCCTGCCACTGGGCATCACCCACGATATTCCAGGTCTCGCCGTTGATGGTAAGCGTTGCAGTCCCCGCAAGGGGGCCGCGATATGCGCTCTCTGACATGCCGAGCTCCTTACGATTTCACGAATTGGGCATTGCCCGCGATGATCCAGAGCTGACCGGCAAAGTCATAAGGCATCATCAGCTTGACCACGCCCTCGCCGACATTGCGCCACGATATTGGCTGCAAAATAATCGCCGTTCTGAACCCAGTATTGCGCCTCTTGCCAGCGATAGCGGGCGGCGCAGTATTTGCCGACCAGTTGAGCTGTCATGACCTTTGTGCCCGCGCTGGCCTTGGCCCCGTCAGCCACCAGAATGGCGCCCTGACACTGGGTGCCCAGATAAGCCGCCATGTCCTGAAGGCAGACCGTGGCCTGCATCATGTCTCGAGACGAGATAGCTGTTATCGGGCTGGCCAGCCGCGTTCTTCTGATGGGTGGTGATCAGCCGCTGAATGCTCACCGTGCCGTCATCGCCGACCAGATGGGTCGAGAGCCCGTCATGAAGCAGGCTGTTACGCTCTTCGAATGTGAAACGCCCGGCATCGCTTGGCGGCAGGGCATTGAGGGCCAGAGCCGTGACAGGCGTGGCCGGATTTGCCCGCATCGAAAGCGCCACATGTGCCCCGATTTCAGACGCCCAGCGCAACGGATCGGACGGCTGTCGGAGATGGGCATGACCGTGGCGTGCTGGTCATTCTGTTCGAGCCCGAACTTTGTTGCCTCGCCATAGCTGCCCCGAAAGGCGGTAATGGCGTGGCCATAGAGCTGCGACATAGGCGACCACCGCGAGGCGAGCGTCTCCTTGAGCGCGCGCAGGCTCCCACTATCGGTGTAAGGGTGAATAATCAGGTCATAGACGCGTTCGCCCATGGAGCGAGAGCCCCAGGCAGCGCCGTAGGGGCGCCTGTGCCGCCTGCCATTTGCGCCACGGTCACGGTCAGACCCTTGGGCACGCTCTGCCCCCCAGCCGTGCCCAGCAGCGAGACCGCAAGCCGCGTGTCGTTGCATGCAAGCCCCTTGTTCAGGGCCGTGACCTTGACCACACCCGGCACGGGGCCGTCTGAGGCAATCGTTGCCGCAAGGCCGGAAATGGCTTCCGAGGCCGCCACCACATTGCCCGCGATCGTTGCCGCCGTATCGCCCGTTGTCACCATCGTATTGACGAGCTGATCGCCCACATAGAGCGACAGCGTGCCCGAGCCGTAGCTGTGCCCGAGATGGTGAACGACCCGCTTGCCGCTGTTGCCGCGCTGTCATCGTCAAGGCTCATGACCCAGAGCTCGCCCTGAGTGTCAATCGCGCGATACCAGGCGACGGCACGAGCCGCCTGCGAGCCGACGCCGTATTTGCTGGCCGCATCGGTTGCGCCGAGCGAGAGCTCGGCAACGCCCGATGTGGCCGAGCCTGTCGCCAGCTTGCCGCTGATAACGAGCACGCGCCGCGCCGCCGTGGCCGTGTTCGCTCTCGAGTTGTCGAGCGCGAAATAGACACCCGGAACGCGGTTATCTGCGGAGTAACCCGGAATGGTGATGGTATCGCTCATTCTTTGCCTCCCGCCGCGCTCTTGCGGCCTGATGCGGGCTCGATCACCTCGGGAGAGGCGGCGGCCTCGATGACATCGCCTGTTGCTTTGGCACGCAGCCAAAAGGCGGTTTCCGGCACGTCTTCGCCCGTATCTTCCAGCAGGCGCAGCGTGCCAGGCCAGCGCACGGCGCGGCCTTCTGCGGGTTTCACGCGCATGGGGTGGGACCTCATTTATTGGAGAAGGTGACGCGCAGATCGGCAAAATCGTCATTGCCGTTTGCGCTGAGATGGCCGTCGATCTGCTTCAGAGGCAGACCGGTCACTTTGAAATATTCGGTGTATTCCAGCCCGAGACGCACCGTGACCATGCCGAGAAAGGTCTCGCTCGACGCGTCGATCTGGGTGCGTATGTCGAGTTCTGTCACTTGCTGGATCATGCGTTGCAGATCCGGGCTTTGCATGAGGGCATATTCGATCTGGCTGCCCAGCCGATCGAGCGCGAGCTGGGTCTTGTCTTCTGATTTGTGCGAGACCTTGCCCACGACCACGAGACAGGCCACGCGCGTCAGGCCCGGCGCTGATCGACCGAGGCTTTCACCGTGGTCGATCGGCACCTGAAGCACGATTTGCGGCAGGCTTTCGACGGATGTCGGGGTGCTGCGGGCAGTAAAGACTTTTTCACCCGCATCGGTGCCCGAAGCGCGAAGCACGGCACAGGCCGTTTCACGCAATAAGAGGCGGTAAGGGATCGTCATCGACATCTCTGAATTTGAGCATGAGCAACATGCTGCCCCGACCGTCAGCACGGGCCTCACGCACGGTGAAGGCCTGCTCACGCACCGTCAGCCCGTCATCCTTGACCGGCAGAGCGTGCATCTGCGAAAGCTGCACACCGAGCACGGCTGAATAACTGGTGATGTGCGACGGTGTGAGTTCGGTCCCGTCATCGGGGAGGGTGGGCACAAAGGTATCGTCAAAAATACCTTTGATGTGGTAGGAAGGCCCGTCGGTCGGCTCGTACAGGACCTCCTCCCCATAGGCCTGCATGCACGGCCCGAGGGTCAGGCCGTCGAAGTCGATCATGTCGCCCCTTGCTCCTGCGTCTTGTCGGTGCCGCTCTTCTTTTTCGGCTCTTCGGGCTCGACGTCATCGACCCGCTCGACATGGCCGCCCTTGATCAGCGTGTCTGCCTGAGCTGCCGAGAGCGTAATGACATCACCCTCATCGACGCGCGCGTCGTCATGGATGAAAACCCGTCCGGGCAGGACCCGGACGGTGACGGTTCTGGTTTCGGTGCTCATGGGTCAGCTCGCTGCACTGGTAACGGTTGCGGCAAGGCAGGCATTGACCCGGCTCGGGATAACGAGCGGGGCCGACTGCAACATCAGGAAGCGTTGCGCAGGGTCTTTCTGCGTCCAGCTCTTGGGCGCGTAGGCCATGGCGCCATAAGCGAATTCCGGGTCCTTGATAGCGCCATAGGCACGGGTACCATTCAGCTGATCGGAAACGCCGAGAACCGTCCCGTCAGGAATCATCGGCTGTTCCTTGTTGTTTTCGTCGACATACCAGTCGTTATAAAGCCAGACGCGGATCGTGCCCCAGTAACCCTTGAGGATAGCACCCGGCGCCACCTTGGGGCCGAACTGGAAATTGGCGTCGTCATTCTGCCGGAGGGCAGAGTTGAGAATGGCGGTCTTGATCGTCTCGTCTTTGAGCAGCGCATTGTAAGGGCTGTTCGTGAAGAGAGATCGGTCAGGTTGGCGCCGCTCGCTTTGAGCATGGCCGCAGACCAGGCCGTGACGTCGTCGGTAGGGCTGGCCGTTGAGTTGGGAGCGTCCCACATGCTCGCGCCCGAGCGTACAATCGTGAGCGACGGATCGCGCATGAAATCGATTGTCGACGTCGGGAAGCCATCACCGGAAACTGTCACTTTACCAGTGAGCAGCGCCTGAGCAGCCATCCATTCCTGACGACGCTTGAGCATGTCGATCTGATCGTTCAGCTCGAACATCAGATTGGCTTCCATGCGCTCCGCCGCGCTCATGGGACCGCCACCAATGCGTTCACCCAGCATGCGACGGACAGGACGCATCAGATCAGGGGCTCGCTTGTCCTTGACGTAGGGCGGCTCGAATACGTTGGTCTGAATGCGCCGCTGCTCAACCAGCTTGCCTTCGACAAGCGGGCTTACAAAAGGCGACATGCGGCGCTTTCCGACATCGACATCGATCGAAACATATTGCGTGTCGCTCTCAATGATGTTGCCGAAGAAACCATCGAGAAAGAAGGTCTGAGCGGTCTTCAGGTTGGCGATGACCTGCACCAGAACATTGGTGTCATAGATAGAAATGGCGTTCACGGGTCAGGCTCCTCAGGAAGGATCGGCGGCACTGACCGCAGATTTCAGAAAGATGGAGAGGGGGCGCAGCGCTGCCGTGGCGGCTTCCGGCGTCAGACCGGCACCAAGCGTCACGGCGTTGATGTTGAATTCGCCCGTCAGATAGACACCTGCGCCGACGACATCGCCGGAGGTGGTGTCATAGGTGTCTGCCAGGATCGCGACCGGGTTCTGACTGCCATCCGACGCGGACGAGCTGGCCGGGACGTGCTTGCCGCCTGCCGTGATGGCGCCAAGCACCGTGCCGCGCTTGAGCACGCCATTGCCGCCCGCAAGCGTCACGTTTCCCGTGACGGGCTGAAAGACCCCGGCAATGAGCTGATCGGGCAGGAACGTGGCGTCGAAGGCGCCGGGCGTCTGGGGATAGATGCCCTGAGTAATGCTGTCGCTCATGGGGTTAACGTCCTGTCATCTGATGATGGATCGCGTTCAGGCGGGCTGCCACACCTGAGGGCGTGTTCGGGTCGGGGCGGTTGTGACCGTCCTCGGAGAGTGCAGGGGCCGTGCGGGCGCGGGTCAGTGCGGGCATCGAGCTGGCTGAGCGGCGTTTCAGCCTGAGCCGTAGCCGGGGCGGGGCTGAGGCTGGCACCGGTGCGCGTGAGCGTGCCGACGACCTCCTCGCGGGTCATGCGCGTGTTGAGCGCGAGGTCGAGGGCGAGGATGGGATTTCCGGCAGCGGCGTTGCTGCTCATGATGGCAGCGATGCGGCCCCGTTCACGGGCGCGGGCCTTGGCTGTGTCTTCGTCGTCCTGGTCTTCGGCGTCGGTCTCGTCGTCGCCCTCTTCGGCTCCGGTCTCGTCGTCCTGCTCTTCGGCACGGCGGGCTTTCTTGCCCTTTTTGCCGCGCTTGCCGGTTTCCGGGTCGGGGTGGTTCGGCTCGTTGTCATCATCTTCCGCCCGCCTGGCCGCTACGGAGTGAGGCAGGACCGGATCGACGCGCGAGGCAGCGCTCGAGCTGAGGGACGACCCGCCGAAGAGGTGGCCGAATTTGTAATTTCCAATCATGGATGACTCTCCAGGGCATAAAAAAAGGCCCCGGAAGGGGCCTTGCGTGTGGGCAGAAAGAGGAGGGACGTCAGACCTTCAGCAATGCGCTGATGGCCTCTTGCGGCGTGGCGGTCCGGTCTGCGAGACCGAGAGCCACGCCCTTCTCACCGAGGAAGGTGGCGGCCTGTGTGTTCCGCACGCTCTCAGGCGAGATATTTCGATTACGAGCGACGAGCGCGACGAACATTTCCCCCAGCTCGTCAATATCGGCCTGCATGCGGGTGCGTGCGGGCTCGGTCATGGCGGTAGTGGGGTAAGAGTCGGTTTTTCTCTCGCCAAACTGGAAGGTGGTGACCTTGATACCGGCATCGGCAAGCGACGCCGTGACATCAAGATGCATGCCGACAACGCCGATCGAGCCCGTGCCACCGGTGCGGGGCACAGTGATGAAATCGGCAGCCGAGGCAATGGCATAGGCAGCGGAATACGCCGCATCATCGAGAATGGCCCAGATGGGCTTGCTGCCCCGCGCCTGATAGATCAGCTCTGCCGTGTCGAAACACTGACTGACCGTGCCGCCCGGCGAATTGACGAGCAGCGCTAGGCTTCTGACCGCAGGATCTTCAAGCGCTGCCTCGAGTGACTGACGAATGTCCTGATAATAAGTCGCTTCAGACCAGGACAGGCCCGAACCGGGGAGCAGCATGCCCGTAACGGGGATGATCGCAATGCCCTTGATCACCTCATAAGGCGCGGGTTCCGACAGACGCTCGCCGAGCAACGCCACGGCAGAGCCGCCGCTCTCGAACGCCAGACGAAGCAAGGCGAGGCTTGATTCCGCAAAGGCGATCGGGCGGTTTAGAAAAAGGCTTGGCTGCACCATGGCGGCAAGACTTCCTTTCACGCAGGTATTGGGGTTTGTTTACTGAAGAGACGGGCAGGGCGGGCCCCGTTCAACTTTGGGTTTGGCAGTGTGAGGACCAGGAAATGAGCTATTTGCCGCAGATCACCGTCGGCGAGGCGCGAAACTATCTCAAGATTGCGAAAGACGTTGTGTGATTGGTGCCGGGCGTCAATGAGGCAATAGAAGCGGTAGTCGCGGCCGTTATAACTGCCCCCATTCATTACAGCAGGCGAAAAAAGAACATCAAACGAGAGCTCGACTTAGCGCAATTACTGCTCGAAAATGAGCAGTAATTGCACCGGATCAGAGAGTGTTCCAACAAAAATGCCAGCCAGGTTTTAGAAGCCTGCGCGGATGAAGACCGCGAGGAGCTGCAAGTCCTCTGGAGCTTTGGTTAAGGCAGAATCTGGTCCTGCTCCCGGCCCACACCCGGCTGGCCGAAGTTATCTGGTACGCGCTAGAGTGCTAGACGGACCTGCCGCGGCTCTTTGATGACGGTCGCATCAATCACGATTCTGATCCGAAATAGCGGGCAATCAGATCCGTGGCTTTAGGGCGCAAGAATGCTTTGTTTGCCGGCAGTGAGGGCGGCGTCGAACGTTGGGCGATCGTGGCGTCTCTGATCGAGACCGACAAACTCAATGGGACTGAACCTTTCTCTTAGCTGCGCCATGTCCTCACGCGCATCAACAACGGTCATCCGATGTCCCAGATCAACGGACTTCTCCCGCTTGGTCGAAGCGCGAAAGGCTGATGGAGGCTTTCGACTAAACCGACTGGTCATGACACAAGGTAGGCGGATAGAAGGCGCACAGACGAGCAGGCCGTCAAATATCGTCACCTGTCTCTACTTCAGCGTCGTCCGCTTCCCACCCTTCCAGCTTTTCCGCGGTAATCCAGTGATATTCGGAAGAGTAACCGACCCTCACCAATTGCAAATATCTCTTTTTGAATGCGGCCAGAGCAGCATTGAACTGAGCCATCATTAGCAGTGCGTCGCTCACCTGTGGTAAATCGTCACTCTCGAGGCGCTGCAGATATTTTCCCTCTGGTTCGTTTTCGAGAACCGTCAAGAGGTCATCCAGCACCTTGTTAACGAGCTTTACCTTACTGGCGCTCATCGTCGCATCAGGCTTTTTTTTCGAAAGCTCGCGGATCTCATGCAGCAAAGCGTTGAACACGTCGGTCGTGGCGTTATAGGTAGCTACCGCTGCGTCAGTTGTAATATGTTCAAAGTCGCTCATTTCTTAATTACTTTCGCTGGGGCGTTGGTTCGCACATCACTACGCTCGCCATCAACCACGTACCACCATACACTACCATGTTGCTCGACATTGTCGGAACGATAGTGTTCGGTGCCTTCGAGATATTGGGCAAGGATGAGTGCAACATCGCTGTTCGTGGGGATGTCGTCCGTATCGAACGCTTCGAAGTCGTCGAATGGCAGATAGCCGGACCCGAGAAACTCATTAGAGACACCGATAACCTTGTTGACCAGACGTAGCGTGAACCTGTTGCGACTTCTTAACAAGCAGGCCAGTCTCCTCGTCGAGTCCAAGTACTTGGCCGATCAACTTTTCGATTTTCTCGAGAGCCTCACAATCTTTCATATCGTTCTCCTAGGGGCAGGTCCGCTTAAACTCAGCATATTTCTTAACAATCACGTCTAGCGGATCGCGCTGCTTAGTGTCGAAAACTTCAACCATTTGCTCGAGGTCTGCGTCAGTAAGAGTTATTATCGCTTTGCGTTGTCCAGACCACAAATCCACCATACGCCTGTTGATCGCCTTCTTAGGTGGGTTACGTGTCACGAATATGCCGAATCTACCTAATTCATCGGCGAGATAGCGATTTAATTGGTCAACGTGCGTGCGCTCGAGTTCGGCGACATTCTTCAACTCGAACGTGATCTGACGCGAACCATAGTCGGCATGTATCTCTCTCAGGAAGGGTGCGCGTTGCGTGTTATAGAAAATGAGGTCGCGGATGCTGACGCCACTATCAGTACGGGCTTGTGCTTGAGCAAAATCAAGGTTGGGGTAGAGTAGCGACGGCAGAAGCTGCCCCATCGCTGCCTCATATTTGAGATCTGCTCCGTCGGTTTTGCCACTCGAAAGCTTTTTGATCTGAGCTAGCTTACTGCTGGCCGAGCGTACGGGAATTTGCGAGAATAGCGGGTCATTCTTCGCGTCTTTGAAGGAAAGCTCCTTTGCAGCGATATAGCTAGCGACAACACCATAATTGTCGCGATTATAATTCAGTACCTCGACACGGGTGAGCTCCTCAGCTGTGTGGGAGATCTCGTCCTGAGGACAGTGCTTTTCAAAATAATCGTCGTAGCTGATCCATGGGACGAACCGCAGCCAGCGTTTGGGCACGAGCAGCAGAAGACGGCCCTCTATGGGATCGACTGGCAAGGTGGTGACGACGTCGGTGAACCGTCGTGCTCGTATGTCCCATACATTCGGCACGGTTCTGGCCAATCTAGGGATGCCAAGCTTGGTGCACTGGTCGATTGTGAAGTCGATCAGGAAGGATTTGAGGAAACTGCACGCAAAATCACTGATGCGATCCTTCGAGATACCCTCGACAAAAAATTGCAGCTCTTCCAGATGGTCGAGGCCATGCGCCGCATATTTTGGGATGCGGCGGAAGATATCAAGTATCTCGCCGGCCTTCGCACGTCCAATTCGCTTGCCACTGCGTGTGGCGGACGTTCCCAGCCCTACTTCGTCGCATTCCGATGCGGTAATGAGCACGTCTATTGCTTCGTCGCGTCTTCCGTTGAGGGCAAGCTGACCAAGATTATTGAACGTCGTCATCAACGCGCCGTGCAGCGACGTGTCCTGCAGAGAAGGCGAGCGCCACATAAGGAATGGATCAACGTAGAGCGGGATATCCTCATCAAAGAATGGGATCGCAAAGTCGGCATCTTCCTGCGCCAAGGTGACACCGTGGTAGTCAGTCAGGCGCGGGCGGGTGAGGAGCGTGTGCAGCGTCATACAACACCAGAGGTTACGCGCTTTGGAAAAGTTCGCAAACATCTGGCGTGACGACGAAAGCGGATGGCAAGCCTGTCACCTCTGGACGGTTACCCCGAAAGCAGCAATGAGGAATCATTTCTCCTTTTTCGATTTTACATCCATCTCGATAGGAAGACACATTTTAAAGCTCGTTTCTTCAGGTAAAGAAAAAACGCCGCAAGAGTCCGCCGCGTCCTAGCCGCTCACTCTTGCGGCCGCGCGGCGGAGGATGCCGCTACGCGACGCAGGTGAGGCGGTCGGGCATCAGCTTTTCAGCTTGACAGATCTACGGGATTCCCGTATAGTCACTTTCATGATCTTCGACCCCGTCAAAGACGCTCTGAACCGCGAGAAACACAAACTCTCTCTCGCTTTTGGTCAGGAGATTTTCAAAGACGAGGCACATCTCGTTCTCCCCACCATCCGACAGGAAGACCGGGAAGAGCGCTTCAAGGTGATCGGGCTGGTCGATGCCAAGAGTTACACCGGCGTGTTTGTCTGGCGTGACGATCAGCCCCGGTTCATTTCCGTTAGAAGGAGCAACAAGAGTGAAGAAAACGCTTATAAGTCTTCCGGCTGATGCTTCAGACCAGGAAGACAGAGACGTCTCGAACGAAGGCATGGTGCGGGGCCAGCGCGCCCGTACGATCCGTATGGCCCGCAAGGCGCTCGGTCTGACCCAGCCCGAATTTGCCGAGCGCTTTCGGGTCCCGGTGGGCACATTGCGAGACTGGGAGCAGGCGAGAAGCCTCGCCCCTGACTTCGCCATGGCTTATCTGCGTGTGATCGAGGCTCACCCCGACCTTGTGGCCAGTCTGGTGGCGTAAGGCCGGGGCTATTTCGCGTCCCGTTCCAGAGGTTGGGAGGCCTGGTCTGCGGTAGCCTGGTTCAACGCCCATTCCGGGGGAGGGACGCCTTTGAGCTTGAACCGTTCGATTTCCACCGCACGCTGATCGACCACTTCCTCCCAGTCCTGACCGCTATTCTCGGCAATTTCCTGCTCCAGCGTGGACATGCCAGAATCGAGGCTCAGGATCGATCCTTTGCGCTCTGCAACGGGGTCGATATAGCCGCGCCCCGGCCCCAGCCATTTGCAGCGGGAGAGGGGGGTTTTCAGGTCCGGGAAGTTTCGGGCCAGATAATCCTTGGGCACGCCAGCCGGTAGCGGGAGCTGATGCACATTGACGCACTCCTCCATCCACGCCGAACGCAGGGGAGAGGCAAAGCCCTGAGAAAAGTTCAGGCGTCGCCGTGACATGGTTTTCCATGCCTCGATCAGCGCCGCGCGGGCCGAGCTGTAATTGACGTCAGACCAATCATTGCTGACCTGCATTGCAGACAGACCGGTTCCGGCTGCCACGTTGCGCAGGATCGCGGCCTCGAAATCCGCAAAATTCGAGGCGGGGCGGGCCGCACTTACCGCGTTGATCTTCTCGCCCGGCGCCAGCATGGGCATGCGCACCTCACCCAGCATGATGCCTTTACCGGAATGGAATTCGCTGCGCATGTCCTGATAAGATGATAGTCCATCACCTGCGCCCAGGGCATCGCCAATCATCTCCTGATCGAAGGGGCTTTCGACATAGGCGCCAAAGATCGCGTTGACGATTGCGGCGTCGAGTTCGGTCCCGTCATATTTGATGAGCATTTTGAGGCGCTGCACGATCGGGGCCAGAATGCCTGCCCCGCCGCGATGCTGCCCTGCACGCTCGGTCTGGAATTGATGCACGATATTGGGGCGGCCCCAATCTGTCTCACGCGGGATATATTGCCATTGCTGCGATTCAGCAGCGGCAAACCAGTCTCCCTGGTGCGCGCTGCGGATGTGATAGCCGATTGTGGCGCCCCATTCGTCAATCTGCACACCGCCCCGGCAATGCTTCATGTCCCAGTTATTCTGGGGAACAGAGAGCCGGTCGGGTCGATGAGGTTGAAGGTGGTTGCATACTCAGCTCGACCCCGCCCGATGCGCTCGGGCAGCCAGCAGATCTGCGCCAGAGCGTCACCGTCCACCAGATCATGACGCAGGGCAGACCAGCAAAGCTGTGTGAAGGTGAGGCGACGACCGACATCGCAATAACGGTTTTCGTCCTCGGCAAAAGAGCGCCAATGACTGTCCATCTCGCGCGCCCATTCATCGGCCCAGACGGCATCGAAGGCAAAGCCGGTCTTGACGCGCAAGGCTCGATAATCGGGCTTGCTGATGGCCTTGAACGAACCGCCGATGACGTTGTCGAGCACGCGGGTAATCGCGCCCGATGCCCAGCCATCATTGCGCACCAGATCGCGAACGCGCGAGACGATGCGGTCACGGTAGATGTTGAGCTCGACATCGGGCGACAGAAGCGACGGGTTCCACGCCGACATATGGGCGCCGGTAATATCCGCCGCGTCATAAGGCGTGTTGCCCCAGTCGCCATTAAGGGCCGAAGGGCGACGGGAAGAGGGTGCAGGCACGGGCGCCCGGCGCATCGGACTGCCATCCGGGCCGAGTATCAGCGCACTGCGATCTTTCATCGAAAGGTGATCCTCAAGGGTCTGCGCCCGGTTATTCCCAGCTGAGTTTGCAGGAGTTGAATGTAGTTGAGCAGATCGTTCTTGTCGGCGGCTTTGTAGGTCACTGACCGCGCGCCATTCACCTGAGAATAAGAGACAGAGACCGGTTTTCCGCCGATCATCAGGTCGTGATAGCCTTGTTGCGCCGCCGCCAGATTGGCTCTGAGCTGCTCTTGCGAGAGGCCCGAAAGGGCGGTTTGCCGTGGCTTGATGGGTGGGTATCGGGTGAAACTCATTCGAGACGCTTTCGCAATGTGTAGCGGACTGTCTGGCCGATCATGCGATCGGTCTCGCGTGCGACCACGTCCGCGACGATGCCGTCGAAGGAAATGCGTTGTTTGTAGTTCGGCGCGGCAGGGGTGAAGACGAGGATCTGCGCCACCTTGCCGGGGCCGATATACTTATAGATGCCGCTCGGTCGCCCGTTGCCGCGCTCTCGGGCCACGAAATATTCCGAGCGTTGTCCGCGCGCGTTCGCGCCCCGTCTGGCGAGGGTGCGGGCACTGCGGGCGGTCAGGTTTGCCTTGAAACCGTTCTCCTGAAACAGGCCGAGACGGCTTAGGATACGGGTAATTTCGCCCGATCGAATGTTGCCATTGGCATCGAGCGGCGCATCCTTGCCGGGTATCCAGTATTGACCCTCTGAAATGCCCCGCATCAGATATTCAGAGCGCTTCATAGGGCGTCTTCCGCCCGTGTCCTGGATGCTAAGATAACTGTAGGCGCCGGGGCTTTTCTCGCCTGTGCCGTCCTTGGTGATGACCGTAGCAACCAGATGTTCCGGCGTGGCGGGCAGGACGGAGAAGGAGTCGAGGGTCCATCTATTCGGGTTGTCGAAAACCTCTGTCATTCGCGATCGGATTGCGCGTTTGGCAGCGCCTGCGACCTTGTTCATGGACATGGCGATTGCGTCGGGGATCTCGCTCGAGGCGAGTTTGTCGAACGCCGCCATGGTGGGGCGGACGTCGATCTTTACCCTGAAATCGACGCCCGTCATGTTGCTACCTTGCTAAGCGTGAAACCAATCTCTTCATACGATCTTGCCGCTCTGTCACCGCTGAAGCGGGTGAGGGGGCGGGCTGTGTTGCGACCCCGACACGAGGGGCCGGGGCCTGCTCGTCCGCCTGTGTGGGCTGCGACGTGACGAGGCTGTTGCTGTCCCATTCCGCCGCCCAGGCGGGCGGTGAGTCCCACTTGATGCGCGAGATCCCGAAGAGGAAGGCCACAACATTGGTCATGACCATCAGATCGAGCCGCTCATTGCGGGCTGACGGCGTTGTCTTTTCCCATCGACCATCCGGGCGGCGCTGCTCGGCAACGAGCTGCTCGAAGAACGGGTGAGGGGGTTCGGCAGCCAGAAGAGCGCCGGGGAAATGCACGTACCACGGCCCCGGCTCGCCGACCTGAAGCTGTGTTGAAAGGTCGTCCTTGAAGCGGTTCGGGTTGAAGAAGCCGACCGGCACCTCGCCACGCGCATGAGCATGCGGTCCTTGCGCTGTGAGTCGGGGTAGGTGACGACCAGCGAGGCGGCATTGAGCGAACTGGCCCCTTTGAGAGGCAGCACTGTCCAGCCGTCGCGTCCGTCGAATTTCCCGACATGGCGGGCGCCGCGCCGCTTGCGAGACCGACGCCAGGCGCCATAGGCCTGCAAGGTGACACCGTCTTGCCCGCCGCTGTCATAGCCGAGCGCCAGCACCCTCATGGACCGGCCTGAGCCGTCTGCAAGCGGGTAAGCCGCGCCTTCCAGAGAGAGAAGAAGCTTGTCCCAATCCGACGGGCTGGTCGCCGGGTCGGCTGTCATGACGCGGTCATCGATGACCCAGCTCTCGCCATTGATGCCCCAGCCTCTGACGAGGATCTCAAAGCGGTTCGACTGGATATCGACCGCAGCGGTCAAAAAGCGCACGCCCTCAGGCACGAAGCCCAGACGCAACCCTGCCTCTGCACGGGCCGCAATCGCCCCGGCATCGAGAGAGCCTGCCACGCGCTTGGCCTGATAGGGGAGGCCCCAGCGCTTGACGGTGACGGAGCGTAGGTCCTTGTCATCACCCGTGGCTTCGAATGCGCGTTGCGCCTTGGCCATGTCATAGGCCAGAGCCCCCACGCCGCCGATGATAAAGGGCGACATCAGGCCGGTGATCCAGAAACCCGCCGTCCTGCTTTTGACCAGATCGCCTGTGACTTCACCTTCGGTCGAAATTGCCTGTCCCTGACCGACCCAAATGCCATCCCGGTTCATGGCGCGACGCCATTTATCTCGATCAGCGTCCCGCAATGCGGGCAGAGAAGCGCCGCGCTTTCCGCAATCTCATCGAGTGGCGCATCGGCCTCCCAATGGAGTGACATGGGCACCGAGGAGGTAGGGTTCGGGCTGGAATAGCCGTTGCAGTGCGGGCAGGGCCACCACCAGAGGCGGCGGTCACTATCCGCATATTGCTTCATGATGCCATCCGTCCAGCGTGACAGATCGAGCCCGTTAGCCCGGTCAGGATGGCTCTCCGCCAGCAACATGCTCTCTTGCCCGAAGGTCTCGCGACGGATCGAGGCAAGGGCGCAGGGGTCTCCGAGATTGGCCGGATAGGCATCGATCTCGGTCATGATGATGCGTGGAGCAGATTTGTTGATCAGGTTGTTGTAGGCCGCAGCCAGGAACTCAATCCACATCGCGCGAAAGCGTTTGAACTTAAGCGAGTTGTCGACGGGACGGGTGCCGAGCTTCTCTCTTGCCTGTGGGTGAAGATCGACCATGGGGGCGATCTCGCGTTTGACATAGCTCTCGATCACGTCATCGGTCTGGGCATAGACCAGGAAGTCAGCCGGATCGACATCGATCGATTTCAGGATCCAGTTTTGACCGACTGTCGTCTTGCCGGAGCGGGCAGGCCCGACGATTGCGACATTGAGGAAGCGCAACTCGTCCAGCGCTTCCATAGGCCCGACCAGAAAGGGGGCTTCGTCATGGTTCCAGCGCCCGATATAGCCGCCGCCCCGATTGTCGAGAATGCGATGTTTGGCGGCATAATCGGCAGTGTTGATGCGTTCGGGTGGGAGATAGGCCTTGATGGCCTCGGCAAGAATGGCACGCGGGTCGGCAAACAGCACATCGTCAGGCGAGGTGTAGCTGTCGCTCATGGTCGGTGTCGGCTTCCTGTTTCAGGGTGTCGAGAACGGCGTTGACCGTCTTGCGCTGCATGCTGGCAAGATCGGCTTCTGCCTTGCGTAGAACGGCCTCTGGCCAATCCTGCTCACGCGCCAGGCGTCGCAGAAAGACGCCCGACTCACGCGAGAGGGTGGCAAAGGCCGATGAAAACATGTCCTGCATCTGGTCTGCGACCACGAGCTTGCCGCAGCGCTCGGCTTCCTTGCGCTTGAGCTCACGCAGCCGCCAGATGTCTATCTGTTCTTTTGCCGAGACACCGCCGAGTGATCTCGGCTGCTCTTTTGGCTGGAACAGATCATCGAACTGAAGCTGAAGACGTTCGAGCTGCTCGTCGCGCCCGCTGATCTTGCTCTGCTCCTCTTCCCGACGCTCTGCCAGGAAGTCGAACACGGCGTGCGGATCGAAGCGCCAGCTCTTGCCGTTAGTGCCGCGCTCGATCACCGGAAAATCTGGCCAGCGGTCGAGCCAATTTGTCATCGTCGGGAGCGACACTTTGAGCCGTTTCGCCATCTCTGCCTTGTTCAGGGCAATGATTGGCGGCGCGTCCATGACAGTTTCTCCAGTCGTAAACAACAACAGCACCAAGCCTTTCCAGATTTTACTAAAAAACTCCGACCGACCGGGGTTCGAATAAGCCCCGGCAGGGGGCCTGGCCAGGAGGGACCCATTTTTTAGGGCTCGATCCCTAGGACTGGCACTTTCACCTAGTTAGCCACGATCTTCGTGATTGTAATACGTGACAACACATTCCTGCTCTTCCATCCACGCGCTCAGCAGTGTGTCCGCAGCAGCTTTGTCTTTACCCGCCATAATCAGATTACCGTCACCGTGGTCAGTGAGATGGGCATCAATCCCCCCATCCTTGAATGCCGCGTTGACGGCATCGATAGTAAGGTTGTCAGGGCGTGGGATTATGGATCTTGCTTCGTTCGTCACCGTATTCTCTCCTTGGTTGCAAGAGTGGAGAGCAACTTAAAACGCGTGAATCTTCAATCTCTAACGACACAATTCAATGAGAAGTTGGAGAGGCAACGACCTTCCTAGACCCGAGTCACGAGCACAAAAAAAGACGCATTACCTTCAGGCAATACGTCTCGCGATCATGAGGCTTAAATATCTGCAAATTGGGGAATTTGGGAAGTAAAAAATGCATCTGGTCGAATTTTTTTGCGATGACTGCACAGGCGCGCTGGTGCCAAGCCTGAATCGTCTTGTGATTTGCCCCGAGTTTGTTGCCGATCTTGCGCCATTCCCATCTGTGGCGGCCTGATATCGGGTGAACGATCAGCCGCATGTTGACCACAGCCCTGAGCTTGCGATCCTCGATCAGAGGCACCCAGGTCAGCACATGATCCAGGCGCTCAACCTGATCGGCACCAGGCCTGGGAAGAAAGTCGTCACTTTCTCGATCCCAGCCGAGATCTTCAAGCTCGCGGACATAATCCGGCCACCCGCTACCGGCACCCGCAGGGCGAAGCCCCGTTGCCGGAAGAGCTGCCAGTGTCAGTGCAGCCTCATCGAGCCATTCACCAATCTGCTCGGGCAAGCTTCGTTCAGGGTCGAAGCGTAAGGGCATCCTGCTCACGCAGCGTCCCTTGCACGATTGAGGTAGTCGGAACGGTTGGGAATCAGGCCGCTCGTGTCACCAGACGCAAGCCTTTCGCGCCAGGCATCCATGTCCTTCATCCAGGCACGATCAGCCGCTTTCTCAGCCTCGCTCAACGGCGCTTCAGGAATGTCGCGGTTTTCAATGGCGATAGCGACGGCTTTGCCAAAATAGCCAGATGGCTGATCGTGGCGCCTTTGGCCCGTTGTCTTTCGGTCACGCCGGTGACCACGCCGAGAATGAGCCGTTCAGACTCCTCGGCGGTCAGACCGGCATGCAATGCATCGGCGACCCATTGGCGAACAATGCCGAAATTGCCCATGTCGCGAGCTGGATCGAAGCCCGCTGCTTCGAAAGCCTTCGGGCCTATGCGCTGGAATGCCGGATCAATTTGGTCATTGCCAACTGTCGCCCCAAGCTTAGCTTTCTCTTCTAAGCTAATATTAGAAGCTAAGCTAAGCTTCTCACGCGCGCGAGAAACCTGGCTGGTCATCTGGGTTTCGCGAGACATGGTTTTTCCTCCCGAAATAGGCATCATGGCCGTGCGTTGGCGTGGGTCGTTCTGAGGCGTTGGGTTTACATTTTTTGGCGGTCTTCCGCCCTTTTTCCCGTTAAGGCGGGATGCAATCGCCCGCCGTGTCGGTTGCAATGTCTCGGGCAATCCGATCAATCCGCTGGCTGCGTCGTAGGTTATCAGCCGGGTTCTTGAATAGGTTTCGATGTAGGTAGAGAGCTGGGTTTCAGACAGGTGAAACCTGAACCGCGCGAGCGTCGTAAGGTCTGGTGTTCCATCCCTGCCCATGTGCAGGATGCCATCTGCCCCATGCTCCAGAATAGCGGAGATGAGACGAACCCAAACCACGACCGCTTCAGCCGCGAGCGTCAAAAGGCGCAGGTCGTGGGTGACCATGGCAAGCGCCCGGCTCTCAATTGATGATTTCGACATGTCAGAACGCTTTCAGGCGATACCCATCCGAGACGGGTTCGATAATGTCACGATTGATCAGATGCGAGATGGCGCCGACCACTTCACTCGGGTCGGCAGCCAGAAGACGCGCGAGATCGGCCAGGGCCAGAGCCTTACCGCGCGCCGGGGCGCGTAGCTCGGGCATGGCATCGGCGATGTCGGTCAGGTGCAGCCACATGCCGCGTGCAGACAGCGGCAACACCAGCCAACGCGGATCTGCCATGACAGAGCGCGCATGCACGCCATAACGCTGACGTTGCGAGGCGCGGCGTTTCATGACGGGCTAGCCTGACAAACCCACGCAGGGCTCCTCGGATCTTCACGCTCATCACGAAACCAGGTGCTGTCGTCGTCAAAGCGCATCCGCACCGCGCCTGTTCCGCCATGGCGGTTCTTGCGGATCAGCACTTGTGCCTTGCCAACGGATTCAGACATTCGAAACTCGAATTCAGAGCAGCGATTGGCATACTGCTCGCTCGTTTCCTTCTCGCGCTTCTGGAGCCCGTCGCCACTGGCTTCTTTTTTGAGATAGTAGTGATCGCGATAAAGAAACGCGACGAGGTCGGCATCCTGCTCCAGCCCGCCACTATCACGAAGATCAGCTTCAGTCGGTCGCTTGTCCTCGCGCTTTTCAACCTCGCGATTAAGCTGCGCTAGGGCGATAATGGGAATGCCGAGCTCTTTCGCGAGTGATTTGAGACCGGCACTGATTTCGGACATCTCTTCATAACGTCCGCGCCGGCGCGCTGCGTCGCTACCATGCATCAGCCCGACATAATCGAGAACGATCAGCCCGAGCCCGCGCTTGCTGCGTTTCATTCTGCGCGCGCGCGACCGGAGCCCCGCCACTGTCAGGCCCGAGCGCGTATCGAGCTCGAGCGGGACTTCTTCAGTTGCCCGCTCTCCCTCTTCGAGAGCATCCCACTGCCATTTTTCCAGCTCGGGCCGTAAACCGGTCTCGATATCTTCAGGAATGTCGTAACGACGACCAGCAAAGACCGAGAGGGTCGAAAGACCCGCATAGGCGGCGCCAGCACGGGCGCCAATCTGCCGGGCAGCCATTTCGCCAGACCAGAACAACACGCGCTGACCCGCCGCCGCGACACGCGTGGCAATGCCGAGCGCAAAAGCGGTTTTACCCATCGCAGGACGTGCGCCAATCACATAAAGCGCCTCATCCAGCAGCCCGCCCGTCATGCGATCCATGCCGGGATAGCCCCAGGAAAGCCCCGCAAGCGCAGAGCCCCGCGTCACATTCTCACGTCCGCAGGCAATGGCTTCGCGAACCGCCTCGGTAATCGTGACGTTCGGCAGGCTTTCGCGCATGTTATGCGCAATATCGAGAAGCCCGGCTTCCATCTGCTCCACGAGGTCCTCACCGGTCTGCCCGGTTGGATTGAGGCAGAGGCGGGCGACATCGACGCAGACAGTGCGGAGCTCGCGGCGTGTCCACGCATCGAAGATGGCGCGCCCATAATCACCGGCATTATGAATGCCCACCAGAGCCATCAAGAGCTGACCGACATAGTGCCGCGTCTCTTGCCCGACCAGAACCCCGTCGCCTCCGATCCGATCAAGGATCAGAATGGGGTCAGGCTCAACGCCTTGTGCAAACATGCGTAGGGCGGCCGAATAGATAATGCCGTTGAGCTGATCATAGAAATGCTCGGGCCGCAGATACTCTTCCACCATGGGAATAACGCGTTTCCCATTGGTGAGAATGGCCCCCAGCAAAGCGCGTTCCGCCGCGACATTCTGAGGCTCATTGCAGCTGACTTGCTGCGCGAGGCCATGGAGATCACCCATGACGCAACTCCATTTCTCGAGGGGTCGCAGCGCGTGACATGGTCAGACCGAGATCTTTCAGCATGCCGCGCGTGCTGCGTTCAGAAATACCGAGCCGAAAGGCGATAAGCCGCGCCGGAACGCCCTTGCGGTGGAAGCCACGCACAGCAGGGGCAAGGCGAGCGCGATCGAGAGCAGGGCGGGCCATCAGCCGTCCCCCCTATGTGCATCGCAGCGCCGGATGAACGGAGAGTCGACCTTGAAAGCCTTCCTGCAAAAGAGGCAGTTGCGGTGCCAGAGGCCCGACACGCTGGCTTTGCTGGTCGCAAGCTTGACGACAGGCACGTCATGGCTGCTTCCCGCCGCCGGGACATGAGACCCGAAACGCGCAAGAATTGCCGACACATGGCGAAGAGGCGCGGCGTTCCATTTTCTGACCAGGGAAGGCGCCGCTTTCAGTTCTTTGCAAAGAGCCGAAAGCCCTGTCTGTGATCGGCGCATTTCATGCACAATGTCGGTCGCGCGCGTTCTGTCCGCCGAGGTGATTTGGGGTGCATGGCGTTGCATGGCCGCGCAAAGCTTGCCCGATTGAACGGCATCCATGAATGGACGCACATGCAAAGCCGGAACGTCCTGCCAGCACGACACAGAGCGCGGCGAACGATGAAACAACTCTGCGGCCGCAGGGAGAAAACCGGGTTTTTGCCTGTTTTCATAAAGCAGCGCATTGGCGTAGTTCTGTTCGGCAGCGGTCGCGAGTGCCTGACGACGCCGGGCACGGCACGGGGGAAGGGTGTCGACTCTCATGCTGCACCCCGCAGGGAAACAGGGGCCTCACCCGTCGCGTCGTCTGTAGCCCGCAGGTTGTTCAGGGCAGTCGTGGCCGAATGAATGAGACAAGACAGTGTTGCCCGCATCGACATGACCTCATGAGGCTCGACCTTGCCGTCTGCCAGAACATGCAAAGTCGTGGTGACGGTTTTATTGAAGCTCTCGGAGACACGCTCGATATCGGTTGCAAGATCGCCCTCGCCGACCTTGAGTGGCGTCAGAAGATACCCTTCAGCCAGCGCCATGGCCGCCAGAACGATCGGCTCTTGCGCGCAAAGATCCATCTCAATCGCGACATCGACGGGCACGATCACAGGCACGTTGCGGTTCTGATAATCGGAGAGCTGAGAGCGCCCGACACGCGCAAAGCTGGCAGCGGCTTCGATGCCACCGACGCGACGAATGACGGCCTGTGTGGCCGTCTTGATGGCAAGCACATTCATGGCAGTATCCTGCAAATTGTGGGGTAAACGCGCGCAAAGGAGCGCGGAGGAGCAGCAGCCGACGCGGGACGCACAGGGCGTGGGGGCTGATCCAGCGGTGTGTGATGGTGTCTGGAACCGGCCTGAAGCCGCGCAGCAGATCGGCAAGCACGTCGCTGATGTGCCGCAGAGCAGTGACGACGACGGACCGGACACGCATCGGGTGACTGGCGATCTGACTGCGCATAGGGTGACTGGCATGAAGAGAGGGAACACACAGATCACAGCTGCGGGAGGCGCATTGCGACGCCCCCCGCAGCGGACCACCATGGGCGTTGCGGTTCCCGCCGCAGCAACTACCCATGGAGGATTCGATGTCAGCTTCTCGCAGCGATACACAGACCGCCCTCGATCTCGCAGCCTTGGCCATAGCCGCGCTCGGCACACTTCTCGAAAAACACGCGGCTTTGGTGAAGGATACGGATCCGCTGTTCCTCGAGAACTTCGAGGCAGAGCTGATGGGCCTAGCAAGTGCAGGATCGACACCGAATACGCCGGACAACCCACGCCCGCCGACGCCTCGCGAAAGCGATGTCAAACTCCTCATGATGAGAGCGCGAAGCTAATTTCACGCAGCGCAGCCTTGGCCCAAGCGGGGAGGAACCGGCGAAGGCAACGGTACTTCCTTACAGCCCTCTCACGCTCTTCGCTTGCCGCCCGCGCTTCATCGGCCAGCATCTTCAGGCGATTACAATCCTGCCGCAGGAACCCAAGCGGAAGGAAACTATAATCGCCTCTACGAAAGCCGGGCTCGAGGTAACAGGCATCCGGCAACACGATACGAAGCGCGCCCCACATCTCCTCCTGCGAGAACGGGCATTCGGTCTCATCCGGGTCAACTTGCCGGGGGGCCTCCTCAGGTTCGTGCGAAGCCGGGAACGGCGTAGGAAACAGGCAATCGACTATCTCATTCAGCGCCTTTGTCTTCGCGCGCAGCTCTGTTTCTTCGTCAGTGGCAAGCGTCGCGTCGTCGCGCCTGGCCTCGAGCAGGCGGACGCGCCCCCGCAGTACGTCCATGGCTGCGTGTGCAGTCCAGCGGTCAACCGTCACGCTTTCTCGTGGAGCGTTTGTCATGATCGATTATCCTTGTGGGAGAGGGAGGACTTCAGTTCCACTGGGGCAATGCCAGCGCGTGAAAATGTCCGGCCTGATTTGCTCAGGTGTGAGGCCACAAAGCTCGCTGACCGCGAATACATGATGGGCTGGAACAGAACGCCAGGAGGAGACGGTGTTGTGCTTTCGCCCGATAGCCTTTGCTACTCGACTAGGGCCGCCCGCAAGCTTCAAGATGTCTCGGATATCCATGGACACAATGTCGCCTACACCGACATTCTTCGTCAACAAGAAAGTCGTTCATACCGACACACTTGCGCTCGAAAGCTGTCAATCTCTGGGCATGACTGACAAAGAAACCATGGGGTCGCGCATCAAAAAGCTGCGCAAAGATCGCAAGCAGGCTCAGGTCGATGTGGCCGCTGCTTTGAATATAAGCAGATCACATCTGGCGGAGATCGAAGGAGGCTCTCATCCTGGCTTCGCTACCTTTGTAGAATTAGCTTCTTACTTCGCGGTCTCCCTTGATTACCTTTACGCGGGCACGTCTTCTGATAGCGATCAGATCCGAGATCGCCTGATAAAAGATGACGAAAAGGTCTTGATTGAATTCTGGCGCAGCTGGACGGGCAAAAAAAAACGACCCTTCTTGACCTTCTTGTTCGAGATCGGGGCCGCGATGCTGCCTGAATACCTTGCAAGCCTGACTTGTGTACCCATCAGAAGAGCTTCTCCGTCTCGATTTCTTATTTTAGAACATAGAGTGAACAAATAGAAAAAGGCAACACGTCAATGAGTGAACCGTGGCTAATGGTTCCTACCCGCTCTCACTTAAGATTTTGCAAGAAAGCATCAGGGAAAGTTCTCTTAAGTGCTTTATTTGCCGCCGTTATCGAGATGTCTCTTTCGCCAGTGAGTTTGGCGGGTGGCGGTCACTTTTATCGTTCAAATGGTGGTGAGTACGCGTGCGTTAACCCTCGAGCGACCCGTGCATTACTCAGTAAGGAAGATGAAAGAAGGAACGATCCGAACTGGGTTAGCTATGTGGTAAATGATGGCCGGTGTTTCCCGATCAATTCTGGGGAACGGTGGGAACTGGTCAGCGAAGTCGACGGGCTGCTCCTGATGCGGCTTTCACCACCAAAAGTCGGTGTCCCACCGCTTTTTTTTATGCCTTCTCAGGTCCTGCCGGACACGATACCCATTAACCGCACCGTCGCACCTGCTCAACCCGACGTCCATCAATCGAAATCAGGTGAGCGGGACGTTGAATCCGACCAAAATGCCTCGAATATTTTACCTAAGGGCTGGGAAAAACCGAACGCTGCATTAATGCAGCCTGATGTAGCCAAAAAAGTCTCATCTCTTCTCAATGAACAGTCAGTAGCACCAGTACAGTCTAATCAGACTGCCGTAACCACAGCGGAGAAAAAGGACAATAGTACTGGATTTCCTTGGCTTATATTGATTGTCGGTGGCATCATCGGCTGGCTTTGGCTGAAACATAAACGCAAGCGAGATGCAGAAAATCGTAGAGTAGCCCGATTGAATTCAGCTTGGAATCTAGTGAACAGTGAAATAACTGCGCAGGCAAATCAACTGCAAATCAAGAGGTTTCAACTAGCCACACCGGACCATTACGGTACGATCAATATGAGCAAATGGAGCAAAGAGGTTGATTATTTTTGCTCGACACGCCTGAGAACGATTCTGATGGGAGCCGGTTTGGACGACCAGTGGCTATATATCGAGGGTGATGCTCGCGCTGCAATTGAGCACATCTCGGCGGAATCACCTCAAGGTGCTACGTTGAACCCCGGTTATGTTAGTGATCCAAGAGTATTCGATATTAGAATGGATCCTATTGATTACGAAAAGCATTGCGCGCTTTTACTCGGTCAGGCGGGATGGGATGCACGAGTGACTCAAGCTAGTGGTGACCAAGGAGCGGATGTCATCGCAACGCGTAACGGTAAAAAGATTGTTGTTCAGTGTAAGCTTTATAGTCAACCTGTCGGCAACAAGGCCGTTCAAGAAATTTATACTGCTTGTCAGCATCAGAGAGCAGATGCGGCCTTAGTAGCATCCAACGCAGGCTATACCCTGCAAGCAAGGCAGCTTGCGAGCACCACCGGAGTCTACTTAATGCACCATCAGGAATTAGGTTCATTTTAAATGTCGGTATAGACGACATTTAAGGCTTGCAGAATATGTCGGTATAGACGACATTACTTCCATCGCTCACCCTCGATGGAGTGCAAGCCGATGTCGGCACCGCCGGTTCAGACCGTCTTCCTTCCCGAAAAATCCGCCTTACCGCCTCTTGCGGGGCGCGATGCCATCAAGGCCATGCGGGCCATGGCGGCCTATATGGACGCCATGGCAGAGCAGGCAGGCTTTGCCATGCGTCCCGCCGCCGAACGCCTGTGGCAAAAGGCAGCCGCTGACAAGCATCATGAGGCGGATGAACTCGAGCGCCTCACCAAGGCCCGCAGCATCATCCCGCCAGCACCGAGTACAAATCCCGTTTTAAACATCCTGGCTCGCCACAACCGTGTGGGGAGGGCGTGAGATGCTAGCGCAATCCTCATCAGCCTTAGTTGCTGCGCAACGCTGGAAACAGACGGCCTCCTTCGATTTTCGAGACGGGGCACACTCAGAGAATTTCAGCTCGTATGACGAGGCGGAAAAGGCAGCCCTCAATTACTGCCGAAATCGGAACGCTCTCGTCACGTTGAATTGCCTCGGTACCCACCTGGCGACCCTTTACCCGCAACACGGAAGCAGGCCCCGCATCGAAATGACCTGGACGGGGAGCGCCTACGCATGACCCCGCTTCACAGTCAGACAGATCCCCGCATCGACGCGCGCGATCGCCAGTATCAGGCAGCTCAGTCCTCGTTAAGCCTTCCGCCCCGGCAGAGATCGGAGCCCTACACCCCTCGGCTGGAAGGCACCGTGATGGCCCTCCTTCCCGTGCGGTCGGATGAGTGGATGAACCTGACCCGATCCATCCCGCCCGAAGGCGTCGAAATTTGGGTTCCTCTCACCTGGCCAAGTCGAATTCTTGAATTCGTCAGTATTCCCAAGCATTGGGCCTGCCTTTGGGATTGCGGATCAATCGAAACTTTTGCGCCTGACGATCGGCGCAAACGAGCGATTTTCATGACGCCTCATGCCGCCCTTGCCGTGCATCGCAAGCAACCGCTTGTCGATCTGTCCTTGCACGAAAAGACGCTCGTGTTCCGCTTCAAGCGACCGACAGAAACCCCCGGCACCATCAACGCCGCCCCGGCCCTTCATCAAGCCTGCGGCCTGCCACAACCTGCACGTCACACAGGAGCCGCAGCATGACGGACAGTAACTTCAGAGCCATCCTCGTGCTCACGCTTCTAGCCGCGTTTCTGATCTGGTCCCTGATCGTTACAGGACGCCATTATCTGCGTTGTCGTGAGCTCGCCGCGCAGCTTCGCATCCTCGAAACACTGAGCACACCCAGCACGCATTATCGCTCGGCTGGCGACGGTAAACGCCCATGACGAAAGAAGAAGCCTGGACCGCAGGCAATTACGCCATGGCCGCGACCATGGTCTTGTGCGTCATGGTCACGCTCAACGCGACGGCTAAAGTCATGATCGAGCTTTATGCAGATTTTTCAGACCAGAAGATGGAGAGGGCGCATGGGTGAGGGAATGCCGAGGCTGCTGACCGTAAAGAAAGCAGCCTCTGAGATACACGTCTGTGCTGAAACTGTGCGCCGCGCCATCAGGGCCGGAAAGCTCGCAGCTTACCGACGACCGGGCGGATACCGCGTCTCAACCACTGACCTTCAAGCTTATATGGACACATACCATTGCCCCGCATCAGAGATGATAAACCCCACCTGGAATTACGTCGCGGCAAATGGGCGATCGTCTGGTGGGAAGAGGGAAAAAGAAAACGACTTTCGACTGGCACAGAGGACGAGAAACGCGCTCGCCAAGCGTTAGCTGACTTTGAAGGGGCGCTGGAGAAAGCGCCCCTAAAGATGGCCGTGACTGAGTGCTTATCCCGATACGTTGAAAGCCGGAGAGGGAAGGTATCGGCGCTCAAGCGTCTCGAAGAAGCCACTGTCCCGCTTTCCGAGGCACTGGGTCATCTCCGCATAGACCAGATCGATCAAAAGCGCTGGGATAGCTTTGCTGCGGGCCGATTCAAGAAGCGTGGTGAGGCCAACGTGCCCATTTCGGCCGGAACGCTGCGTCGTGAGTTCAACGTCTTGCGGGCTGCGCTACGGCGGGCTTGGAAAGACGGGTATCTCGTCAGACCGCCTGAAATCGAGCCGCCACGTGACAGCGCCCCGCGAGATCGGTTTCTGACAAAAGAAGAAGCAAGACGCCTTATCGAGGCGGCTCACACTCCGCACGTCCGGTTATTCATGGCTCTGGCAATCTACACCGGAGCGCGGAAAGGATCGATTCTCGCCCTGACGTGGGATCGTGTCCATTGGACCACGAACATGATCGACTTCCAGGAGCCAGGCCGTGCCCTCACACGCAAGCGCCGTGCTACCGTGCCAATGACCAAGGCGCTACGGGAAGAGATGGAAGTGGCCTTCCAAGAACGGAACGGAGGCTATGTTGTGAACTGGCACGGGAAAGCGATCCCGAGCGGCTTACGCTGGTCGTTCAACAAAGCTTGCGAAAGGGCAGGGCTCACATGGAAGCCAACGCCGCATCATCTCAAGCACTCACTTGCCTCATGGTTTGCGATGGATGGCGTACCGATTGATCAGACATCAGACTGGCTTGCTACCGATCCGCAGACATTACGCCGCGTCTATCGTAAGTTCGACCCAACTTATCTGAAGAATATCGCTGAGGGCTTTAAGCTGTAG